GCCAACGACTCTTCCGCCTACGACACTTGCTCCAACCACTTTAGAGCCCACTACGCTAGCTCCAACTACGCTTGAACCGACAACCTTACCACCCACAACCTTACCTCCTACCACTCTACCACCGACTACTTTGGCTCCTACCACCTTGCCACCAACAACTTTACTGCCTACTACTCTAGAACCGACAACAATAGCTCCCACAACTCTCCCACCGACCACTCTCGAACCAACTACATTACCCCCAACTACATTACCAGCGACTACGTTACCTCCAACAACCCTTGAGCCTACCACTCTAGCACCGACGACCTTACCTCCAACCACATTAGCACCTACAACTCTTGAACCTACTACACTGCCACCTACGACTTTGGCTCCCACTACATTAGAGCCTACTACCCTACCTCCTACGACCTTAGCTCCTACCACATTACCTCCTACCACCTTAGCTCCCACTACGACAGCGCCAACAAGTTTAGCACCTACTACCTTACCTCCAACTACAATTTCGCCTACTACGTTAGCGCCTACAACCTTAGAGCCAACTACACTAGCACCGACTACGCTTGAGCCAACCACACTGCCACCAACTACATTACCTCCTACTACTCTCCCTCCAACAACCTTACCTCCTACCACGTTAGCACCTACGACATTAGAACCAACAACTTTGGCACCTACTACATTGGAGCCGACTACATTAGCGCCAACAACTCTAGCTCCAACTACTTTGGAGCCTACGACTTTACCGCCTACTACTCTTCCACCCACAACATTAGCTCCTACTACCTTACCTCCTACAACTCTTGAGCCGACTACGCTGTCACCTACCACTCTTGAACCAACTACTCTAGCTCCTACAACGTTAGCCCCGACAACTCTTGAACCTACTACCTTACCACCAACTACCTTAGCACTCACGACACTGGCTCCTACGACATTAGCTCCTACCACACAGGCACCAACTACGATAGCGCCTACAAGTTTACCACCAACGACTTTACCACCTACTACGGTGTTACCTACTACTCTAGCACCAACAACAGCTGGACCGACAACTGTACCTCCGACTACTTTGGTAGGGACAACATTAGCACCTACAACTGGTGTGCCTGAAGAAATATGTATTAAGCTCTGTGAGGGAGCTATAACTGACGAAATATTTTGCTATTCACCTATAACAAACGAGATACATGGCGAATCACCTATAACTAAGGAAATCACTTGCTATGGAAACCTTTGTTAATGATACTCCAAGAATAACTATAGATACAAAAATAGATGTATCTGGATATGCTACATTACAAATTAGATATAGAAAACCTGATGGAACTACAGGATGTTGGTCAGCCACTCTTTGTGCATCTAATGATGACTGTATGTACTATGATGTTCAACTAGGTGAAATTGACCAAGAAGGCATATGGCTGTATCAGGGAGTTGCCTTAGACACTGGAGTCAGATTAACTGGGAGGTGGTGCAAGTTCACCGCTCATAATCCACTAGCTCAGTTTTGTACTACCGTGCCACCGACTACTATGGTTCCGACTACATAACCAGTTTGTTTAATTTTTAAACAAACTATTGGAGAAACAATGGAGTACCCAAGACCTGAATGTGAAATGCTTTTCACTAAATGTATGAATAATAAGTTCTTTAAGTTAGCTGGGATTTTAATAACTATCGCACTTGCAGGTATTGGAGGTCCTTTATTATGGGGCATGGATCAGAACAAAAGACGAGATGATAAAATTGCGGAAATTCAGGTTGTAAAAAAGGATGTTGAACACGTTAGGGAAGCTGTTGGGAAAATTGAGAGAAAGGTCGAGGAGATAAACAAAAAGATGATCAACCCTGAAATGTTCAAGCTTATAATGAAACAGGCTACTAAGGAAGCTATTAAAGAGTCGAAGGAGTAAAAAATGCCTTATATTGTAAAAGGAGAACCATCCTCTTGGAAAGATGATATTTATAATAAAAAGACTCATGACTATGACTATCCAGATGGTCTTGATTTGAAGCCTGGATCTGATTTTCATAACAAGTTGCGAAACAGAATCTGGCAGCGCGCTAGTGAGGCACGTCATGAGATTTCTAAGCGCTTTTCATCGTGGAGGGAGATAGATAAGACTTTGACAGCTTACATTCCTCTTAAAGATAAGGAAGAGAAACTTAAGAAAAAGGATCCTTCAAAGCCTGTTTCGATAGTATTTCCTTATACTTATTCAATGCTTGAGGCGCTGTTAACTTACTTATCAATGGCCTTCTTCCAAGATCCTCTGTTTCAATATGAAGGTGTGGAAGACAGTGATACTCAGGGAACTATGTTAATGGAGCTTGTAATCCGCTTACATTGCATAAAGAATAAGGTTCCTCTAAATATTCATACTAAATTACGTGACAGCTTGAGTTATGGAGTAGGAATTGTAATCCCTGGTTGGAGAGCTATTTACGGACGTAAGCCTGTTAGATCTACTGTAACAACCTTATCTGATCTTGGGTCAGCTTCACACAATGAAGTGCATATGGTAGATTCTTTGCTATTCGAAGGTAATGATCTGTCTAACATCGATCCTTACATGTGGCTTCCAGACCCATCTGTTGCAAGTAGTGACATTCAATCTGGCGAGTTTATAGGCTGGGTAGATCGTGATAACTACATGAATTTACTCAGTGAGGAAAACCAGAAGCATTCTAACTTATTTAATGTTAAGTATTTGAAGAATAAAAAGGACAAACGCTCTACATTAGCGCTTGATCAAAGCAAGCGTCAAGATCGTCATGGAGGTTCTACGGACCTTCATAGATCAATGACTAACACTGTTAATCCAGTTGACGTAATCAAGATGTATGTTAACTTAATTCCAAAGGAATGGAAACTTGGTGGTGGAGAGTATCCAGAAAAGTGGTACTTTGAACTAGCTGCAGATGACGTTGTAATAGCAGCTGAACGAGCTGACCACAATCATGGAATGTATCCAGTGAGTGTTGCCTCCCCTGAATATGACGGCTATTCGATTACACCTATAGGTCGTATGGAGGTGCTTTATGGTTTACAGCACACATTAGATTTTCTTTTCAACTCTCACATTGCTAATGTACGGAAAGCTATCAATGATATGTTAGTTGTTGATCCTTATCTAGTAAACATTAATGACTTAAAGGACCCACAGCCTGGGAAGTTAATCCGCTTACGTCGTCCTGCCTGGGGACGTGGAGTTGATAAGGTAGTTCAACAGCTGGCAGTCCAAGACATAACTCGTGCTAATATAGCTGACTCAGCATACATCACACAGTGGATGGACAGAATCTCTGGAGCTGATCAGTCCATGCAGGGTGCACTTAGACAAGGTGGTCCTGAGCGTCTAACCAAAGGCGAGTTCCAAGGAACTCGAGGCTCTGCCATCTCACGTCTGCAGCGTATAGCTATGATAATAGGCATGCAGTCTATGCAGGACATAGGTACTATGTTCGCTGTTCATACACAGCAGTATCAATCTCAGGAAAGTTATGTTCGTATTGTAGGACGTTATGCAGAACAGTTGAAAACTATCTATGGAACCCAAGCTAGAAATGCTAAGGTAACGCCTTACGATCTTGCAGTTAACTACGACTTAATCGTTCGAGATGGTTCCATCCCTGGTGGCAACTTCTCTGAAGTATGGGTTGAGATGTTTAAAATCATAGGTACTACACCTGAATTAATGCAGCAGTTCGATGTAACTCGCATCTTTATGTATATAGCACAGCAGTTAGGTGCTAAAAATGTAGAAGACTTTCGCAGGAATCTTAATCAAGTCCAAGGTCAAACGATGCCTGATGATCAAGTCTTAGACCAAGCACAAAGAGGAAACTTAATACCATTAGGAGTTTAAATGGAACAAGTAACAGTGAACGCAACTCGAGATCAAATTGAAGATTTTAAAGGGTCTATTCTCTGGAACGACATAGTTAGGGAACTTAAGACTTGGAAGAAAGGCTTTAATCTCGAGATGACGGCAATTGTAGATGAAGCAGCAGCTGAAAATCCATCTACCGCATCTGTCCTTCTACACATGGGAGACCTTAACGGAAGACAGAAAGCAGTTGACTACTTTATCAGTATTCTAGATGTGTTCTTAGACTTATTAAAAGAGCAGAAACAGGACAAAGGAGAGGTTAGCTAATGGACGAGCATTTGAAAAAGATTCGAGAAGACGTAGACTTAATGAATAAGTCTTTTGATGAAGGTATTGTGAATGAGCCAGTTGCTACTGATCCACCAGTAGATGATGTTAAAACTGACCCACCCACAACTGATGAATCTAAAACTGAGCCGCCTTCAACTGACCCACCTGAAGACGAGTTCAAAACTGATCCGCCGAAGACTGATGCACCAACTACTGATGCACCAGATGATCGAGATCAAATAATCGAGGATCTTCGAGCTAAATTAGCTGAGAAAGATGCATCTGCACCTAAAACAACAGCTCCGACAACAGATGCACCATTAACCTTTGAGGAACATGACTTTCTCAAAGATATTGACATTGAAGATGTAGTGAGTGACCCTAAAAAACTTAACGAGTTACTTAATGTAGCTTACCAAAAAGCTGTGACTGACACTCGTGAGTTAGGTACTCCAATGCCTGATATATCTGCTACAGTTGCTGCTGTCGTAAGTTTGCAGAAATCAGCTGATGTTTTCTACAATGAAAACGAAGACCTCAAACCGTTTAAGAAGGTTGTAGCTACGGTATTTGATGACTTAATTACAGAAAATTCTGATAGAACTTATGCTGAGGTAATGGCAGAAGTGGCTCCAGAAGTTCGCAAACGTCTTGAATTACCAGAACCTACAAAGAAATCTGACAAGAGCACTCCGCCTAGACTCCCCCGTAAGAAGGCGAAGTCAGGGCGGACTGAACATAAATCTAAACCAGATCCTCTCCAATCTGAACTTGCGGAGATGGATGAAGCTTTAGGGAGGTAATTTAATTATGAGTCTTGAACAAAACAGCGAACATCACAATAGGGAAGTAGTCGATAAGTTCGTTGATCCTCAGGTTGATTATGAGATCAACACCTTTGACTACGTAATACGGCCGAGTGCCGGTCCTTACAGCGGACCTATCGTTCTTACCCTACCTCGTGTTTCGGAGGCTAAAGGACGCTTTTATGCAGTTCTTTGTAGGGATGCTGATGGTACAAATACAGTTACTATTCAGGACAGGGACGACTCGGAATGTTGGGCTAATGACATAGTTATGAACAACAAGTGTGATCGTTGTCTATTTTACAGTGACGGAGAGGCTTGGTTTCCAGCATTTACTGGAGGTTTTCCGCAGGCTACTACTACGTATCCTCCAGGGGTTACTACTTTGGCACCTACTACTTTGGCACCGACTACTGCAGCGGCTTAACACTTAACCTTAACCAGATTGTTTAATTTTTAAATGATCTTATTAATAGGAGGTAATCAATATGTTTCTTGGAATGAGAGGAAATGACGACTGGGTAGATGACCAGCGTCCATTAAACTGGAGACAGCAAATACTGTATCTGTACCCTAACGGAATGGCTCCGTTGACAGCTATTCTGAGTATGCTTGGAAGTGAATCTGTAGACGATCCGCAGTTTCATTGGTGGACTCAGGAACAGACAGCTGTTGGTGGAGATGTGGCAGGGATTTATACACTACCTGATTTAAGTAATGCTTATACAACTGGTGGTGTAGCTGGAGACGTTATCTATGTCCAAATAACCACTATCCTTGCTAATCGTATCCGTGAAGGGCATCAGATTCTGCTTCGTGTTGCTGCTGACTACCGTGTTGATGTAGTTGGAAAGATCACTGGTGTAACCAGAGGCACGACGAACTCCGTGCTTGCGGTCAAGTTGCTCGAAGCTGATGATAACTCACCTGATAATGACCTTAGTGATTCCGACACCTTCAAAATCATCGGTAATATCAATCCTGAGGGTGGTGAGATGCCGGAAGCTATTGCGTTGGATCCTGTGAAAGTTTATAACTACACACAGATCTTTCGTACGCCTTTGTCAATCACTCGAACAGCTCGGAAGACCAGGCTTCGTACTGGAGATCAATATCAAAAGATGAAGTCTGAAGCTCTTGAGATGCACTCTTGGGAAATGGAACTTGCATATCTCTGGGGTATTCGAACTGAGAATATCGGAGACAATGGCAAACCTGAGCGAACCACTATGGGTGTAATCAACTTCATCCGTCAGTATGCTGCAGCTAACTGTGACGACTATACACTGAACACGGATTATACTGGTCTTGGCTGGACTAATGTAGCTGGTGGAATAGTCTGGCTAAAAGCTATGCTTGAACAGATATTCCGTTACGGTGCGAATGAGAAGCTCTGTCTGTGTGGAAGTGGCTTCTTGCTCGGGATAGATGCTCTTGCAGCTGTTCATGGTCAGATCAACATACAGCCTCAGCAGAAGGTCTATGGTATGGAGATTACCAGATGGGTCACTCCATTTGGTTCTATCTATATGAAGACTCATCCGCTTTTCAGTTATGATGCTACTACTCGTAACATGGCTGTGATTCTGGAACCGAAAGAGATGAGCTATCGCTATATAGATGATACAGCATTCTATGGCGAGAACACTTCTAAATCACACTCTGTTGGTTACGGACAGCGTCGAGTTGACGGCACTGATGAGGAATATCTCACTGAGTGCGGTCTTGAATTTGGTCTGCCACAGAAATGTGCAGTCCTTAACGGAGTTGGCCTAGATAATGAACTAACCTAGCTAACCTCCTGGGCCACTAATAGCTGGGAGGGTCAGCTGATGGAGCCTGGCTTTCCCAGCTTATTTTTAAAATATGTTTTCTTGTATTAGATGTGTACACTTTAACGACTGTATTATTTATCAAAATGTAAGTCATATACTATTAAATAGTGTAGAGCATTTTGACATTAATAAACTATTTCCTGTTTTTGAGTCTATTGGCTTAGCATGCAATAAATTTGAGTTAGAGAGAAGGAAGGAGAAAATCTATGAAGAGACTAGCATTAGCAATTAGTTGTATGTTAGTAATGGTAGGTATAAGCTTTGCAGATGTAACTTTCTACAATGATAATTCACCAACTTTAGTGTGGGAAGTTGTTACAACTGATGTAGATGGTGATCCAATAACTGGAGTATTGTATAGACTATATCTTGCAAATGCTGATACAGATCCTAATAAAGTGAATCCTGTTGTGGTGGCAGATAATATATCTGATATAGCTACTACAATAACACTTGGTGCGAAAGGGAGATACTTTGTAGGTATTCAAGCATTCCTTGGTGACCAAGAGTCTGTTATCAACTGGGGAGATGAGATAGAGAACCAAGAAACTGTTGAACTTTTCGGCTTACGTTGGGCTGTACCACCACATCCACCTAAGAAGTTGGTAAGATAATGGCAAAGTGGGTCTGGAGATGTAAGAAGTGCAACTCAAGAATTGACAGGACTCCGTGTCCAATTCCAGGATGTGGGTATGGAAGTCGATACAAAAGCAAGGAGTAAACAATGGGATTAAGTAGTTTTTTTGGTAATTTAGTTGGTAGTGGTGTTGGTCAGCTTGCTAAGGATACAGCAGAAGTAATCGACCGCTTTGTGGAGACAAAAGAAGAAAAAGAAGCTGCTGCTCTTCTCCGTATGAAGATTCAACAGGAGCCAGATAAATGGCAAACTGAGATTAATAAGATGGAAGCTGGTCACCGTTCACTATTCGTAGCTGGTTGGCGTCCCTTCATAGGCTGGATTTGTGGAGTTGGCCTTGGAGCACACTTCATAATCTTTCCTTTGCTTGAGTGGACAACTGATCTCTTCGGAACCAAGATAGATGCTCCTGTAGTTGAATGGCAGGTTCTTATGACTCTTGTTCTATCACTCTTAGGTTTGGGTGCTACTCGAACTTATGAAAAATCGAAAGGTTTAACCAAATGAATCTTTTAGACTTTAGAAAAATGTTTAGTAATCTTTCAGGTCGTTTCGACTTGGTTAACGAAGATGGTTCAAACAGTGGAGTTGATGTGTTCATCTTTGAAGGTCAAAAGTTCCTTGATCGCTTAGATGAAACTCAGAAATCTTGGGCTGTCCGTCTTGCTCCACTTGCACTTGGTGAGCTTTATGTAACCTTTCCTTACTGCAGAGCACTTAAGGAAGTATGGGCAGCTAGTTCATCAGAAGGGCGTTGGCAGCTTGATAAAAAAGATCTTCAAGACCTGATGGATGGTTACTTAATGACGCTCCCAGCTGAGATGAGTACTGGTGTTCCAAGGTACTACTCACCTTGTATTACGAGATCTATTCCACCCTCTGCTACATTGAGCAGCTTTGAGGAGTTCATGGGATATACTGAGGTAGGTGGGAGTGAGTATAATGCAATCTTGGTAAATGTTCCAACTGATCAAGATATAACCTTGATACTTAACGGACTGTTTTATACACCTCAAATGGTCGAAGATGCAGATTCAAACTATTGGTCAGATGAGCATCCACTCTTACTTTATATGTCGACTATGCGACAGATTGAAGTTATCAATAGAAGTACTCAAGGAGTCAATGACTGGACTAACTCAATCATGACTGAGATGAAACAGCTCGGTATGGATCTTGTTGAGGAACTAATAGCCGAAGTCGATCAAATGGAAGGATAAGATTGTTTAAAAATTAAACAAACTGGAGACCAAATGGATATAAATTCTGTAGTGACTCGTGAAGAGTATAATAATATGAGGAATCTAAACTACGACCAGTTCTGTGGTTACTTAATGAAGCTGGTTAAGCTCTGTGTTGAGGAGTCCCTTAGGTCTTTACCTTCTGTAATGGTTCACTTGTCTAGCCAAGCTGCTTATTTAAAAAGTTTAAGTGATAAGTTCTATGCAGATAATAAGGACTTGAGTGAACATAGAGGAATAGTAACTAAGGTAATAGAAAAGATGGAGGCTATGAATCCTGGTGAGACATACGAAGAGGTTCTTAAATTAGCTGCTGAAGAGGCTAGGAAGATAGTCTCCAATATACCTGAGGAAACATCTTTCGGACCTAGAAATCTTAAACAGTTTGATAGCCACCTGAGGAGACTCTAATGCGTGAGTATACTATACTTTATAAGAAGGGCTTGGCTATAGGGTTAAGGTCTTCTGAACATAATCCTAAAAATGAAGGAGCCCTTATTCAAGCAGCTGGAATTATCCAGGAGTCGGGAGAGCTATTTAACTTGGATGAATTATCTACTTTTGATATCTCGTCTATTGAAGCTTGTGACTTTCCTTTTCCTCAGATTTTTCAGCTTCGTGAGTGGACTCTCATTTGTACTCCGACTAAGATTTACACTTATGATGGAGCTACCTTAACACTTGTTTATACGGCTGAGGAAGGTTCAACTTGGACTGTCGCTGACTTTTATAACTTTCTTGTCCTGTCAAATGGAAGAGAGCTAATAACTCTCGACCCAGAATCCGGAGACTGGTCTAAGTATCTTGACTGTGCAGTACCTTACTGTCTGTGTCTCTGTGATCTCAATGGCCAGTTGTTTGTAGGCGGACCTGAAGTTATGGTCAGTGGTGGGTGGTTAGGAGATTAACTATGCCTTATAATCACTTAATGAATGCTAGATGTTTAGATGGTTTTCCTAGATGTAAGTGGGCCAAGCTCGGTCGGACAGGGGCTTCTCAGGCGTCAGTTGCTATAGATGAACTTGGTAGACTTTTCACTTGGGGACAGAACTACTGGGGTCAGTGTGGTCAGGGAGATCCTTGTTGGAGTGCTGGAGTAGAACTACACCCAGAGCTGGAGGAGATAGAATTTGCTACACAGCTCGGAGCTGAACGAAACTGGATTAAGTCGACTTCTGGTGAGTATTCTTCAATGGCTCTTAATACAAAGGGTGAACTCTGGGGATGGGGAGAGGCCGAAGATAACTGTGAAGCATTTGGTTTGCCTCTTGATTCAGGTGTAAGTCATACACAATGTTTTACTGGAGTTCCTATACCTGGATCTATGAATCTTTTTTACTTCCCAGTTTTATGTACCCCAAGTTATTTGTGGAAAGACTTTGCTCACTGTTATTATTACACTCTTGGAATTGGTTTAGATAACAAACTCTACTCTTGGGGAATGAACTATGATTATGGACTTGGAGCCAGTGTAACAGAAGGTGTTGGCTTTGCGACACCTATTCTTAATCCGACTTTGACAGCAGATATTAAGTTAGTAGATTGCGAACTTATGTGTAATGCTGCTGTAACAGTTGATGATCGGGTCTATGTCTGGGGTGTTGACTGGTGGCAGAATCAAGCTTCTTGGAACTTTGATAGTGAAGTTCCTATGGAGATAACAGGTCTTGTAATTCCATCAGGTGAGACTATAGTTAGTATATCTGTTTCATACTGGCTTGGTGTAATAGTACTTCTTTCTAATGGAGAACTTCATGCAGCTGGTAGTAGTTTTTTGTTTGGAGATCAAGGTGTAGCCTACCCAACTGGTACTCAAACTTTTCAGCGAGTTACTTGTTTCGATCCTAAGAAGATAGTTATGGCGAAGATCACAGCCCTTGGGGCATCTGCTCTCTGGGTAATAGACGAGAATGGAAATATCTGGGGATGGTCTGAGGGAAATGATCACTTTGTAGGGAATGACCCTGACCCAAGCCCAGATTGGGAACTCCCTAATTTAATTGCTTCTGAATACGAAGGTCAGAATGTATTTATAGACGCTGTACTTAATACACATAATATCACCTTTCAGGCTATAGATGATAGAGGTTATCTTTGGACTTGGGGTTGGCAAGGTTGGGGACCTCACTTAGCCATAGGTGCTAAAGGTGAAGCAGCTGATGTAGATCCTTATATTACAGATATAGTTATATGGAGATTCATTGCTGGCTATGCAGAACCCCCACTTGATTATCGAGGTGAATTCCTTTCCCACAATACGCTTCCAACTGACGAATCAGACTATCTCCAACCTCTCCCTCAAATGCTACGCCATAAACCTTGTGGGCACTGGCACTTACGTCTGTTTCTGTCTCTTATACACATCTCCGAGCCCACGAGACGCTACACTATCTCGTATGCCGTCTTCTGCTTGAAAAAACAACAGATACTGGATGTGAGGTTATAGTTTTCGACTATGATATAGATACTAATATATGGACTTTAGCATCATATACAGAACTTGTAAATGCAGCTAATGCACCAGGTGGGGCGTCCATCTATGACGACACTATGATATTTGCCAACTGGAAGGCTGATGCTTCAGGTAAAAGGTTTAATGAGATCTATACAAACTTCTGTCTTGGTGTCTGGGTTTGGGACAAAGGTAATTCCTATGACTTGAATTATACAGAGTTTGCTAGTAAAGACGATATGTATATGCAGGGAAAGGCAGCTGCTTATTCAGGTGGTGTTGCAGCTGTTGCATATGAAAATAGTGCAGGGCAATTATTAGTTCAAGTAACTACTGACTATGGAGCTACATGGAACTTAAGAAAGACGGTAGGAGTTGATGCTCTTAGGGAAGACTATAGTCTGTGTATTGACAAGAATGGTTACATATTTCTTGCTCATCAGATATCTACATCAGCAGTAATGGTAGAACGTTCGATAGATAATGGTCTAAACTGGACAACCAGAATTGCTAGTAATTATATGATACCTGATATGACGAGTTTAAAGACAGTAGCCGACAACGATATGTTGTTTCTATTTGCTCATAGTGCTGTTGGGTCTGCCATAGAAAGAAGCTCCAATGGTGGAACTAGTTGGAGCACTATCTCTGGCGAACCTTATGCAAGTGCTCGTGTGTCATCTGGCTGTAATGTAGCTGATGGTCATTCTGATATAGCATTTGTTACAGCTGGAATTGATCTTAACAATTATCTCTATGACACAGACTACGGTGGCTATAACTGGCTTGAAAGAACTATCCCTCAAATAAGTGATGAAGGACTTGAAATAAACACTTACCAAGGACCCTACTTAGCTGATTTAGCTGGATATAATGGAAGGTTTGCTTACTCAGCTTACACTTTTTACACAGTTCCTGTACCATATGTAGCAGTAGCTTTATCTCCAGATCGTGGACAGACTTGGGCTGTAAGGGGAACTCCACTTGGGTGGGCTCTTAATGCTAATGAGTTGGGAGATTTCCGTGGCTGCCCATTGTTCTGTTTAACTGACGTACCTCACTTAAATCACATCTGGACATTTGAAAAGAGTAATTGGGCAGCTGAGTTTGTGAAACAGAAAGATAAGTACAAGGTTGAAAGACCTTGTATCTGTCCTCCGTATAGAGGTATATAAGATCGTTTAATTTTTAAACAAACATAACCAGAAAGGAATTAAAGATGTCTTCTGAAATAGCTAATAATTGGAAAGAGACTTCAGCTTATGGCACTCATAACTTTAGCTCTGATGCTTTTAAGATTATTCTAATGGAACCAGGATTTTCGTTTAGCAGATCAGCACATGAGGTTTATGCAGATGTATCTGCATTTGAGCTTCCTACAGCTTATGGTTACACAGCTGGTGGGCAAGCTTTGGCAGGTGTAGCAATTACAAATGATGCTGTATTAGCAGCTGCCATTATAAGCTGGAACAATGCCTCTTGGGTTATCGCTGGAGGTGATCTGCAGACAGATGGTGCTATAATCTTTGACGATACAATAGCAGCCCCGGACATTGATCCAATAGTAGGTTTCATAGACTTTGGTGGAACACTTACAACCTACAATGGTGGAACTTTTACGGTAGCTAATATTGCAGTGGCTTATACCTAGGAGATAGAAAATGGCTTGGTATGAAGTAGATAGTCTTACTATAAATACTGGGAGTATAGCTTGGGGTGACCTAGCTAGAACTCATACAGATGATGGAAATAAACTAGGGCTAAATGAAGTAGCTGCAGCCCCTGGATTTGACTATGACTTTGTATTTGAAAGTATCCCAGGTGCAATGACTCATTTTAGATTTAAGATGAATGGGTACTATGAGGGTAGTGTAACTCATACAGTATTAGCCCAAGCGTGGAATTATACTCTATCTAAATGGGTGTCTTTGGGTCTGTTACTAGATCAATCTTCAGACCAGACATACTTGTTTCCTACTATCCCATCATCTGATTATGTCAGCGGTGGTCAGGCAAAGATTAAGTTCCTTCATGTATCCAGTGGAACTGTAGGACATTATCTCAGGATTGATCAGCTTATTATAGAGAACATGGGAGTTGATGTTACTACACCTGTTCCCACTACACCAGGACCAACAACTGCCCCTCCGACCACAGCTGTCCCAACAACAAATACCTTCACTACACCTGCACCTACATCACCTATTCCATCTACTACACTTGCACCTACTACAGTTGCTGTAACAACTGCTGTTCCAACGACTACATTGACGACTACTGCTCCTACTACTCCTCCACCTCATAGCAGTGAGCTTGATGTTACCTTTAATTGCTTCGGTAATAACTATGCAGGTGTCTTGGTTATTGAGTTGACTATCGAAGGTCACTCACTTAGCGCTTCCTATGGTCTTGCTGATTTAGAACTCTCAATACCTATAACAATTTCTGGTAATGTTCCCTTGTCAGGTCTTTATGCTTTAGATGATCTGGAGTTGATTGTAGAGACTTCGATCAGTGGTTGGGGTGTAGCTAATGAGGAAAGGAAAAATTGGGTAGGTTGGAGTAAGATAGGTGATGTAAGCTTTGAGCTTGACTTGGTAAATGATGCAGGATTCAGACCTATGTCGTGGCCTGGGTATGTTTATCAGGTTAGGAAACTAGACAAGAATGCTGTTATCTATGGGAGTGGTGGTGTAACAGTTGCTTATCCAGTTGATTCACCTATGCCCACTTTTGGGTTTAAGGAGATATCAAACATAGGGATTAAGAATAAGACAGCTGTAGGTGGAGATGAATTTGTGCACTTCTATATAGATGTTCTTGGGTGTCTTTATAAGGTAACAACTGAAGGAGTCGAAAATCTCGGTTATGAGGAATTTTTGCTTCCGCTAGTTAATCCTGTATTAACTTGGGATGCAGCCAAGCGTAGACTTCATATAAGTGACGAGTCAGTTGGTTATATTTATAATGAAGAAACACTAACAGGTGGTTATGCAAACTTGACTGGTCTCTATCGAGTAAAGGAAAATCTCACAGGTGTTTCACCTGATGAGTTAATAGCAGAACCAGTTGAAATCTGTACTGACATAATAGACTTCAAGCGTCGAGGACTTAAATCTATTGAATCTATGCAGTTCGATGCTATTTCCGAAGTACCATTGTTTGCAGCTATTGATTATAGATATGATAAGAAGGAAGACTTCAGAACCACTGAATGGTCTCCCTTGAATAATGAAGGAGTTGTTCATAGACGAGCAGCTGGAGTTGAGTTTAGAATTAGATTGAAAGGTCTTGATCATGGAACTTTTGACTTTTCTTATATCAGTATCCAATTCAAGTTCATCGACCAGCGCTTTACGAGAGACCCAAAAGGAGAAATAGATGTTTATTAAGCTACAGCCTGATCAAGTAGGTCTGTTCTGGGAAATGATAAAGCAAGGTATTATAAGTTCCTATAGAATACCAAAGGAATATCAACAGAATTTTGCGGTAAAGTCCTTGGAGCGTCTTCTGTCTGGGCTGTCTCAGGCTTGGATAGGTTATAAGATAGACGAAGATAGTAATAAAAGAATCCACTATATTCTTACAACTGAGATTGTTGACGAAAAGCATTACGGAGTTAGATATCTATCTATTGAGTCATTGTATGGACTTAGGTTGATAGCGCAAGAGGAACTAGATGAAATGTACAAAGGACTTAAGGAATTTGCCTTGGGTAATAAGTGTAATGTAATGATGACTTCTACTTTTGGTAAGAGAGCTGAGGATATGTTAGTTTCTCTAGGTTTCGAGAAACATAAAGTAATAAGTAGAAAAGTGTTAACTTAATGAGGTTGATATGAAAATATACAATAAGGTTATTATTAACATTAAAACTGGTGAGACAATCTACGAAGATAGTTTTGAGTATGATGGTGAGATTGCCCAGTGTTTTGGTGGTAAAGATGGTGGTGGAGATAGTGGAGGTGACTCGCAGACTACTGTTCGTTATGCTCCTTACTTAGAAGCGGCTCATTCCTCTATAATGAACCACGGAGGTTCAGATATTGCTACTATGAGTTTTGTGGATGCACTGAATGCTACTTTGGGTGGGTCTCCCTATGGTGGATATGAGCAGATAGATATAGATGAAGGTTTCTTTGGCATGACAGTTGACGACCCAGATGTGACATATGAGATGAAGAACTTCCCATCTCTCTGGGATATGTTTGGGAAGTTCATGGGTGGTCTAGATGTTCATGATCTCTGGGCACAAATTTATCAAGATGTAATTCAAGGGCCTGAGATTGAAAATGCAGTAACGGCACAGTCTGAGTTACTCCAAGATGACATTGACATGACTGTAATGCCTAAGTTTCTTGCAGGGATGAGGGATATTAATTCTGTGCAAGCTACAACCTTTGTCATAGGCAAGGCTATTATTCAAAGTGCTCATGTTAAATCTATAAATAAATTTTCTTCGCAGATTAGAGTCCATGCTTTAGATATTTCCAATGACCAGTGGGCAAAACATCTGAGTTGGGATGAGGCTGTTATTAGGACTTTCTCTGATATGTTCAAGCTTTATTATGCAGCTAGAATAGATATGGACAGAGTCAATCTTGAATACCCAGCAAAGGATGCCATGTGGGATATTAACTTATTTGAAAATGCTAGAGCCATGATAGGTGCTATGTCAGGGGCTGCAGCTACAGCAAGTCAAAATGAACCTAGTCAAACACAGAAGGCAATAGGTGGTGCAATGACTGGGGCAGCAACTGGATATATGGTAGGTGGTGGACCTGGGGCTGTTATAGGTGGGATACTTGGCTTGGCAGCTTCGTTCTTTTAATGTTCGTTTAAAAATTAAACAATCTTATGGAGGTACAAAATGCCTATTAATACAGATGCCCTTATGCAGGTTCTTGGAGCTGCTGGAGCTGGGCTAAATCCAGATGCTTGGGTACAGAATTTAAATGCTCTTGTTCAATCAGGTTATGGTTCGAAGAAGCAGTTTAACTTGATTGATGTATTTAAGCAAATGCTTAGTGGAGATATGGCTGAGGGTAAAGCTACTATCGGTAAAGACGGTGTAAGTCTTAAGTTACCTTCTACCGCAGGACTTGTTTCAGAAGCTTTCGGTGGAGGGAAGATGGGTGCACCTTCAGGTTCAACTCCAAAACCCTTTGCTGAAGGCTTGCCAGGTGCTCAAGTACCGAATGTACCTGCACCTAGTCCAAATGTTAACTTACCTACTTTAAAAGGAGGTTTAATATACGATCAGAAGACGGTAGGTAATCTCTTAAACCCTTCCGCTAGTCAGCTAGATGTTTCAGCGGCCGATCTAGCTGGCTTGACTCCTCAGGACGTATCTAATGCATTGAGTGGTGCGCTGAATATTGAGAAGTTTCAGCAGACAAAAATCACAGATGCTGCTGATTTACTTTACAAAGGCGCGCTGACTAAAGAGTCGATAGCCAGAGCCAAGGAACTTGGCAAGGACGATCCACTCGATCAGAACTTTCCTATACCTCATCCTGAAGCTGGTAATTTAAGTCTCAGACAGTGGCAGTCATTGCCTACTGAGGAGAGGGAATTTGCAGCTTATGTACATGCTGCCAAGAAAATTGGAGCTCCTAAGGAAGAGCTGACTAGGAAGTTCTTCTCAATGCTTGAGCCTTCAGATCGTGAGCAGTTTCTGAGAGCAGCTATGGCTGATCCTAAGTTAATGACTGCTGCTAAAGAGCTTGCTAAATCTGGCGCTACTAGAATTGGTACTGATATTTTAGTTGAGCGTAAGAAGGAAATGCTCAAGCTTTCTGGTCAGGAATTCTTTGGTAAGGGTAAGCATGTAGCTGGTTTGCAGAAGCGTATGGATACTGAAGATGTTCAAAATAAAATCTTCATGGCTGAGACACCTGAACAAGCTGATCAGATTAGGGCTGAGGAAGCTGTTAAGTATATTGAGAGTGAAATTGCAGGACGTGGTGGAGTTGTCGTGAATGTTAGATTTGCCGAAGATAACAAGACCATGATCTGGACCGTCAAGTGGCCATCTGGAGATACGGAGGAGATTAAACATGCAGTCAGGGATTAATCTTTTACAGACACCAAGGAAGGACTCTGGACTTAGTTTGTTAGCGCCTAGTCAATTTAGTTATTCCTTTGAATCTTATAAAGAAGCTGAGCCTTATCTCGAGTCGATTAGTGGAGCTGAAACAAAGTATGGATTGCCTAAGAATTTACTAGCTAATGTTATTAGTACTGAAAGTAGGTTCGATCCAAAAGCTAGGTCAGATGCTGGTGCTGTTGGTATAGCACAGATAATGCCTGAGTTTCACCCAGGCGTTGATCCAACTGATCCAGAGGCTTCCATAGATTACAGCGCTCGGTATTTGAAGAAGCTTTATGATAGATTCGGTAGCTGGGATAAGGCATTGGCAGCTTACAATACAGGGCCTACAAATCTTAGAAAGTATGGTATGGGTAAGTTGCCTGAAGAGACTAGGGATTACTTAGCTAAGATAAATGTTGCTAAGGTAGGCGTTGATAAGGCTAAGTCAGCCCTTGATTTAATTAGACCAGATATAGCTCCAGTACCTGAAGCTCCTCTTGAACTTCCTGTTGAACCTAAGGTTAAAGGTGCCATGCTAGGAAGTGCAGAGGATTTTTATGGTAGGAGTACAGCTGTCAGTCCTCCTATTCAAGGTCTAGTCCCTATGGTTGTAACTCCTGAAGTTACAGCTTACATGGGCAGGAAAGGGTTTGGACCTAAGCCAGAAGGTGGATGGAGAGAAGATGGCGTGCCGCTTAATAAAGAAGGAGAGCCATACTTCAAGCCAGAGAAAGCTACTGGAATTATTGCGGAGACTTTGCAAGGTATTTCGTCTCTTGCTACCCACCCGCTAGAAGTTATTAGAGGAGGTCTTGACTTTGCTTTATCAATTCCTGGATTTTTAACTGGTATTTTGTCTGCTTCGACAGCTATTGGTAAGCGGAGGATAGACGACTTTATTCAAAACTTTGATCCACTAAGACCTATCTGGGATCAAACAGGGGATACAACACTTGAAGATCTCTATAATATAGCATCTGAGGAAATGCACAGGTCATCTGAATTCTTTGAGCCTGCGAAGAGGGCAATAGTAGGTGAGCCAACTCCTGAATCTATGCTGACTGTCCAAACAGTTATGGCTCCTATGACTGCACTTTCTATGGCAGGTCATGAGATAGCTGGGCATGAAGTCTTTAAAGATTATCCTAATGTTAGAGGAGCTGCAAAATTTGCAGGTGACATACTTGGTCTAATGGCTATGGGATTGCTTTTTCATAGAGGTAGCCGAGCTGGGTTTACTAGTGATGTTGAAGCGGTTGTTAAGGAAGCTGGTGAAATAGCAGTTGAGGAACAAGCTGTTCAAGGTATTCCTAATGAGATTATTAAGCAAGCACAGCAGATGGCACTTGATGCCAAGAAAGCTCAACTTGACTTAAAGGCTCAGAAGATTTCTGAGAAATTTAGTGAAGATGTCTTGATTAGGGAGGAGCTTGCACGGCAAGCGGAGGAGATTGCTAAGGCTAAGACCTATCCAGTTGCTGATACTGGGATTAAGAAGGCTACCAAGGCTGAGGTTAGAGCTGTTACGGAGAAGCTTCCTGAAGATGTTGAAGCTGAGGCTACGTTTACTTCAAAGAAAGGAAATAAGTATTTTAAGGTTGGAGAGCAGTGGTTTGATAGTGAGAGAGTTCCTGTTACTAACAACTTTATAAAGAAAGCTGCTGAGAAAGGAAAGGTCAAGGTTGGTGAGGAGCTGGCTGCTGTTGGTACTGGTGAAGTTCTAGCTAAAGAATTTGGTCTTCGTTATATAGGTGAAGCAGAGGGACTTGAATACTATGGTATGAATGTACCTACCAAGGAAGGCAAGGTAAGTGAGACAACTATTGCAACGAAAGGGGTTAGCAGGGAACAGCTTGTTAAAAAGATAGAACATACGGAGAAGATATTTGGTAAGGTGGAGCCAGAAAAAGGTTTGGCTAGGCCAGAGAAAGGAGCTGACGAATACCTGGAGGAGGACAAAGCAGCTTTTGAAGCTGAGATATCTGCAGTTGAAGAACCTGAAGTTATTACCGAAGTAGATGAACAAACTGGAGCTGATCTGCCAGACTTCACTGGTGAAAATAGTCCCTTTTATCAAGACAAGGAAACTACCATCGCTTACATGAAGATCTATAATGAGCGAGGTAAGTCTGTAGAGACTGACCCTGAACTGTTTACACAAAAACTCATCAATGACGGTAATAGGTTTGATCATGGAGATAAGCGGGTAGACATTGATAAAACTCGTAGGATGATGAGTATGTTAGCAGAGAGGGCAGATGAGCTTCGAGATGAGTTCTTGACAGGAGTTGATCATTTAGCTTGGAAAGAAACTGTTGGTGAAGCAGCTAAGTGGTTGAGGGAATTGGATGTTGCTGGAATAGATCGTTTAAAAATTAAACAACCTGAATCGCCTGAAGGTGGACCTGAGCTTCGTGCAGGAATCTCTCCAGAAGACATAATCAAAAGTGCTCGTAAAATATCTGAGTATACAAAGAAAGCTCGTGGCATGAAAGCTTTTAAGCCAAAAGAAGCTGCCAAGATGACTAGAGAAGAATTCACTGCAGCTGTTGTAGATAAATCTGGGAACATTCGCAAGGAGTTCCTAGCAAGACTTGGTGACGAAGGTTATAGGATTGTACAAAAGATGGTCTTGACCAAAGGAGCATCTTCACTAGCAGCTAAAAACTTAAAGCAAATGTCTAAGGAAGTATACGGAGGGAAGGGTAGAAATCTTAAGAAAATCCAAGACGATGTTATTCTATCTGAGCGTATGATAGACATTGGAAAATACAAGACTGAAAAGCAATTTAGGTTCCCAGGCGATATGAAAGTTGAAGACTTCGTTAGGCATAGACAGGCTTATAGGTATAAAGCTGTAAATGGAATAAGGGATCTTACAGATGCTGAGTTTCAATCTGTAGAGTCAGGTGTTAAGGCTTACTACGACTGGATGAAGAAAGCTCTTGATGATCTGTTAGATGCAGAGTTGATATCTCAGGAGGATTATGACAGACTTAAGGTGCATAACTATCGACGTATTAAGCTTGTCGATATCTATGATACAAGATACAAGTCAAAGGTAGGGAAGAAACCTATGACTGTATATGATTCAGGTGTGGAGTCCTTAGCGCGAGGTCGTGAGACAGATATTTATGAGCCTTCGTCAGAGATCATGGCACTTGAAGTGTTTAATAGAACCTATGGTCGTATCTTGAACAACAAAGCTAATCAATCGCTTCTTGATCTAGCGAAAAGAGATAAAAATAATCCCTTTGTACGTACTAAGGAACACAAAGGAGATCATATTCCAAGTGGGTGGAATCGTATCTTTGTGTTTGAAAAGGGAGAGCGTAAGGCTATTTATCTTTCACCAGAAATGTCCAAAGAGTGGATAAATAGTAGTCCAGATATAAGCTATAGAATGGGTCAGCTTATTCGTTATGTAAGTGGAGCACCTATCCTACGTCTGTTTGCTACTGGTATTAACTGGGGATTTGCAGTGGCTAATTTACCAAGAGATGTAATGCATATCTGGTATGCAGCTCGTGTGTTTGAAGGAGGGAAGTGGAAGCCGCTTTACAGTTCCCATGCACCTATTTATGGAATACAGATGACCAGAGATTTAATGACTGTAGCTTCCGATGCTATTCTTCGCAAGGGTCGCACTGATGCTTATTACGAAGATGGTGGAGGGATGGAATTCTTGGTTCATCAGGGTAGAATATTCCAGCGTGGTCGGCACCTTAAAGGACCTCAGGATACAGTCCTTGACTTCATGGGATACTTTGGTGAGACAACTGAGCTTGCTCCTAGACTAGCGATTCGTGAGAGAGTTATTAGACGTAGAGCGAGGGAGAGAGGTATATCTGTCAAAGAAGCCAGGAAGATTCAGGAGATAAGAGACGAAGCTACATTCGCAGCTCGTGACTACATGGACTTTGGGCAGGGCGGCTGGGCTACAAAGGCAGCTGATAATGGAATACCTTATTTAGGTGCAGCTGTTCAAGGTACTCGTGGTATGTGGAGAGCGTTTAAAGATAATCCATTCAAGTCTTCATATAAACTGGCACAGTTTGCAACTGCTGTGTCTGGTCTTTATATAGCAATGAAAAAGATGCATCCCAAATCGACTGAAGCATTGCAAGGTAATGTAGACATGCAGAATAACCTCTGTATACCTCTTGGTGATCAGTTTGGTTTTGAGGACGAGATGGGGCAGATGAGGTATCCTTATTTAAAAATGCCTCTTGACCCAAGCCAGAAATTCTTCAAGACATTCTTCGAAGCTGCTACTGACAAATGGCTAGGGAATGAAGTAGATATTGATCGAGTAGTCGATTCACTTAAGGAGCAAAGCCCTGTTGGTGTAACAGAGTTACCTCCAGCTATTAGTGGAGCTCTTGGATATGTTACTAATAAGGATTTCTGGTTGAATGAAGATATTTGGCGTAAGACTGACAAGCCATTTGGTTATCCAAGTAGTAAAGAGGAATTTATTCCTGGTTACACACCTGAATTTTATGAAGACTTTGGTGCAAAGACTGGACTTTCACCTGAGCGCTCAAAGTATGTTGTCGAGGAACTTACAACGAAAGGTACTGTTTGGTCTTACTTATTAGGTGAGGGATACAAAGCTCTATTCGGTGATATGCCGAAGGAGATGAACGAGCAGCATTTAGCTATGGTTCTTACTGAGAAACCAATTATTAGAAGATTCTTTGGTGTGACTCATCCTTACTCACAGCATGCACAGCCTATTGAGAAGGCTAAGGAAAAGAGTGATATAGATAGATGGATACAGAATCGAGGACTGGATGCAAGAGTTGATGGCTATCTTTATCATAAGAATGTGAAGAGGAAAGAAATCATAGACTACATGAAGAGCTTTAAAGATATGAAGGTGTTTGATAGACTTAAAGAAAGATTTGTATTTCAGCAGAAGATGAAGGGCTTGCCTAATAGGTCCTTCTGGTTACGGTTGAGAGGGCTTACCACTGAGGCACGTGCAAAGGTTTATTATCACAGACTTGAAAGTCTCTCTCGTGAAGAGCGTCAACAGATGATGAGCGAAGTTGGTACAGTTATTAAAGCAGGTGGTGTTATTACTCCTGAGTTTCGTCGGGAAGTTTCAAAACTTCGTCGTGGGGAATAGCTCGTTTATTTTTTAAACGATCTAAAATAACTATTTGATTGTCAGCTTGTGGGTATCTAAGCTGTTTGATGTAATTAGATGCTTCCAATGTAGTTAAAACCCTGTCCATCGAAAACTTATCCATATGTCCCTCAAAGTGTCTAGCGAATTGCCAAATAGGTATGTGAGAAGTCGCACTGTTTTCTATGAAGATGATAGCATCATTGATTAGTGCAGAGATATCACTTCTTCCAATACCTCTAAACACAGTCCCCATTTTAACTTCTACTTCATCTAATAAATCAGCTGAACGTTGCAAGTCTTCCGCTGTCAGCGTTAATGAGTCACTTCTGCTCGCACTACAGACCATAGCTAAAGACAGCAAGTGATTCCTACGTCTTCCGCAGTATCCGTCAAACTTTGAGTCATAAAAAGGTGGATTGGCAGCTGCTTCATGAACCCATTCTGTGTAGAACTTGACTCCATCTTTACTGAATCTGAATGAGCCACTTAGTAAGGAAATCTGTTCTAAGTCGTGGACTAGGTGCTGCTGTAAGTCTATGTCACTTTGTGTTGCAGAGTGAAAGACCACAAGCTTGTCACGCTTATGTTCGTTTACGAAGATGATTCGTGATGTAAGACCACCGCCAATAGCTGATGGTGGTAAGCTTTCCTGTATGTTGTCTGGAGTTGTGCCACCTAGTAAGTTAACCCAACAGCCTACGATTAATTCCTTGTCACGTGAAATAGTATCATAAACCCAGCGGTTAGGGCAGTCGTACCAGTCACAGAGGGAAGTCATTAGTTCCCTATTGTGGTATCCCAAGAAGACGGTGAATTCATTACTGAAAATTGTAATAGATGAGTGATATATCTGATCACCTGTCTCCATGTCTATGTCGGTTAGGTTGATGCCCTTCATTCTGCGAATAAGTGCTTGGAGTGAAGTGGCTTGGGCACTTAGTTTAATGTTAGGTACTTGCTCTATAATGTCATAGGCGTATTTCATAGCAGTGCCTTTGCCTGTTGCAGAAGGACCTACTAAGACGATGTAGAAGTTGGGATAGAAACGGAGTGATATGCCCAGGTCGACTTTCACCTTTCTTTGGAGAGCTGAGGCAATGGTCGAGATGGCTGACCACTTACGAAATAAGGTAGGAGGTTCAGAACTGTCAGACAACAGCATGAAACCTTCTATCCAGTCTGGAAGGCGTCTGTTAGTTGTCATTTGGTTCTGTTATTTCTTTTAGTTTGTCTGCCAGTTTGTGTATGTTAGTTGGTATATCTTTGCTTTTTAGTTCAATCATTTCTTCTTTATACATATTG